TGGCATAGTCAATGATATCTCTCAACCACTTTTCAAGGTCCTCAAAGTATGGAGTCTCAGGGTCATGTCTAACAAGTAACCTATTTCCCCATTGGCTTAATTTATCTTTAAACTTACCAAGGTAATAAGTCTTCTGATCCTCAGACCAATTCTCTGACTCCGCATAGACATTTTTGCCAATAATCTGAGTCATTAAGATTCTCTCCCAGTGACCAACAGCCTCTTCAAAGTTTACATACAAAGCCGTATATCCACACTCTACCCAGTTATTCACTAGGCACTTAGCGAACGTGCTCTTACCTTTGCCTGAGGCAGCTATGATTGCGTGTACAGCGCCCTTATAGAACCCACCGTCATCTGTGTACCCCATTGCTCTATTAAGAGCTTTAAACTGCGTTGGCAGAAAGCTGGGAATATTTAATAGATCTTCAGCCCTATTAGAGATGTCGTTTGCTGTTGTAAGTTTTTCCAAGGGATCATAGTTAACGCTATTTTCTAATTCTTTTATTTCTGATGTAAGTAAATTGATTCTTGCTGTATCTTTTTCAGATTTAACTCCCTTTTGAGACAGTATATGCTGAAGTTCTTGCAGGTAGTCAAGCTGCTTTTTTTTGTTAGCTTTGTACTTTACTATCTGAATAACTGACTCAACAGTTGAAAGCTCAATGGATAAAAGTAAGTCCATCATAATTGAAACGCCAGCGTTTCCGCCAAGACCTTCTCTTATGTCTGTTTCTGATTCAAGCCAATTTTTAAAACCTACAGGATTTACCATAGATAGCTGAGTTACAGAATGGTATGCAAGAAGTGCTAGGTAAAATTCATGAACACCTTTTTGACCATGATTAATCCCAACTATATCTGGAGCAAGCTCGTTTGCGAATGCAGATATAGCACCATCTTCTCTTAAAGAGAGTGCAAATATCTGATACTCAATAGGTATGTCAGAATTTTCTTCAAGAACTTCTGTTACCATTCTTTTTTTCATCCTTAATTGCTCTGTAGATTTTCTTACGTTCTTCGGACTTTTTCTTTTTCATAGATTTATAAAAGTCTGATTCATATGTATTATTTTTTACCTTCTGCTCTTTGATAAAAGGTGAATCTTTTATCGCCTGCAGCATTCTATCAAATACAGACTGTTCTGTAAGCTGATCATTATACCTAAAAACAACTAATGCAATGCCTTGTTGTTTACACATTTCGGCTTTTTTTGTATCTCTTTTTTGAGCTTCGTAAAAATCATATTTTGATTCATAGAATCTAGCCGTGTAATAAAAGTGCTGTCTACCATGATATTCGGCTGCTAACTTATAGGTGGGACAGTAGATATCAAGTCTTAATTTATCTTCTAAATAAAATTCATTTATTATTTTTTCTCCCGGAAGGAGTTTTTGCATCATGAAAGTAAGGGAGGACTGACCTCTAGACATTTTTTTTCTAGAGTTTTTCAACCAAGACAGACCAAGTTGGTTAATCTTTTGGTTTACTTTATTAACAGTCCAACCTACTTCTTTTGCTATGTCAGATATACTAAGACTACTTTCAAAGAGTAAATCTACAATTAGCTCAGTATCGTCTTGTTCTTCTTCCCAGTTACTTCTTGTCATATCTTTTATTAGGGTATTTATTACCTTCATCTTTTGTAAATCTTGGTCTATCCATATTTAGATGGAACTTTGCCGAACTGATAAACTTGCCAAAGTCAATTATTGACACATTCATAGTTTCCCATATCTTGGGTGCAATAGCAGTTGCCAACAGTGGGCAATCAAGTATGACCGCATCTACGCCATTTTCAAATTCACTTATCTGAGCAACAATAGAGTCAAGCTTATCATAGTAATTATTGTAAGGCACTGTGATTACGTATTGGTTTTGTCCAAAAATCTTTTCAACAGTTTTTTTATCATGGAATGTTAAAATAACATTCTTAGAATCCCTAATATAGTGATTGATAAATATGTCAATTACTTCTTTTTTATTAGAAAAAAAGTGCTCAAACATACCAGCATCATAGTATGTAGAGTTACTACTTAAGCCTATGCTATTAAGTTTTCCAGACTCTATCTCGTTAGAGAATTCAAGAGGCAATGCTTTCAAGAAGTTTTCATCTTCAATCGACATACATTTGGAAAGTGACTTTATAAAATATCTAGGAGGTTTTTTCTCCGAAGTATTTAGAGCTGCACCAATTGCAGATCTTGATATGTTTACATAGGCAAACTTATTCTTTCTTTCAATTTTTTCAGTAAGAGCAATGATTGACTTTACTGGATCTAAAATTTTATTGACGTCTTCCATTTTATATACCGAAATTTTCCCACTGGATTAATACTGGATTAGGATCTACTATAGAATTGATATGGTCAATTTGATGGAATTTTCCGCCATCTAAATTTGAGTATCTTTCATACTTGCTTTTTTTGTCTTCATCATAAGTATAACCTAAGTGCTTCATGATTAGACCAGAGTGAAGCCAATAGTTTCTGTTTCCCATCCATTGAGAAACATAAGTTGGCTCGGACCCACATGCTAAGGCCTTGTTGAGAAAGCCTGCATTTTCTTGAAATCTAAAAATTCTAGATGAATTATTAGGAGCCCACAACTTGTCGACTCTGTAATGAGTCTCACTCCACATATGATAAAATCTAACATTTACAACATCAAATTCTGACCTAGATAAAACACTTTTTATATCTATAGAATTAATATTGTTTATGTCAAAAAGCATTTCGTCACAATCAATTGCAATTACCCAGTCTCCAGGAGAAGCAAACTTCTCTAAGTTGCCCCAGGCATTTGCTCTTAATCTACCCTCATGAGTTGCAAAAAGAGGCTCTGGAGTAGAGAATACCTCTGCGTACTTTGCAGCTATATTTGGAGTATCGTCGGTTGAGCAGTCATCAGTAAAAATTATTTTATCTACTTGACTTGATATTCTTTGTAAAACTTCTTCTAAGAATCTAGAAGATTCGTTTCTTCCTACCATTTGAGCGTATATCATATTTTTCCTTTAAATGAATATAGGGGAGACCACATAAGCAGTCTCCCCTATAGTTAATAAAATTATTAGGCTTCGATCTGCTGGCGTGCTTCCACTGCAGAGATGCGCTCAATTTCAACGTCATGGAACATGACTTCACCAGTTACGCTGCGTCGACCAGCAGCAAGCTTCTGGGCATCGCTCTTGTTGTTGGCACGGACAAGTGTAGTTGTAGTAACAGTAAAGTACTTGAACTTGTTATCTGACATTTTTATTTCCTTTTCTATTTTGTTGGATAATGTACTGCGATGTATTCTATCGCATCTTGCAGATTGTCTGCAAGTTTGGTTGCCATATATTTCATATATATGCGATCTTTATATTGATTAGCACACATAACAACTGTGGGCTGGCCATGGATTTTTGCCCATGCCAACTCAAAGTCAGTTCCTATGTATGCTCTATCTTCTAACATGTATTCTACCAGCAAAAGATCTGATTTCTTCTGCATAAACAAATTTTTTTGTGCAATTTCTTCCGGAGACATTGAATAGTCTTCTGGTATAGATGTTGGATCCAATACAGAATAACCACGTTGATCTAATAAAAATGTAGCTTCCTTACGCCAGCTTGTTGCGTACTCGCCTACATAATCCATTGCACCTGATAAGAATATTGTTACACTCATACTGGCCAATGATACTCTAAATCTGACGGATCGTCAAAATACTGAGAATAATATTCATAATCTTTTCTAAGAAGATTTGATCTATGTGAACGATGAAATTGATCATTACCAAACCATGATGGCAGAACTATATTACTGCTATCTACTTCTTCAAATACCATATTGTTTTTATAACCACGATTCATCCATTCAGCAATCGTGTGGTTTTGATAAACCTTTAGTGCTTCTTCGTAACCAGCCCACATACGAGTAACTGGATGGTTACGCCAACCTTTCGTATGCGTTCTTTCGAGTAGAACATTAAGAACTTGATATGTTTCAACACGTTGTTTTCCTAACCGGCGATAGTCTAATACTTGAACTGACTTAATAAAATCAGGATATGGTAAAAATGTTTGCATTACTTTTCTTTCTTGAATTCCTGGAATGTCTTATCGCCTACACCAAAATATTCTCTGGCTAACCCTGCAGCAACTATATCTGTGTTCAGACAAGCTCCTGCTTCGTTCCACACTCTAGCAAGTATTCTTCCGTACTTCTCATTTTTATCAAGAATTGTTTCTATTTTAATTTTGCTACCCGCAGCAGTAATCCACTGATCTGTGAACTCTTTAGCAGCCAGTCCCATTTTCTTTTCTTCAAGATTTGAAGTGCGACTCTCTGGAGTATTTATTCCATATAATCTTACTCTACCTTTTCTAAAAGTATCAAATCCTAGGTCAATAAGGATATCAAATGTATCTCCATCAACTATTTTTTTAACTTCTGCGTTATATAAGTATACATTGAATTTATCTGTCATTTTAATTTTCCTTTTTTAAATTTTGATATTTTTTATCATTTTCTTCAAAATGATTATTTGATATTTTTACATATTGATCATATTTTTCTTTATTTTCTGCTCCCCAAAAACCAAATTTTTTACCATAAAGATAATCATAGCCAAAATTTCCGTATCTTTTTTTACTTTCAAGAACTCCATTAAAAGCAAACAATCTATCATCTGGATATTTTTCTTTAGTAAAACCATTTCCTGGATGTTTTCCCAAAGTTGATATAACAGTTTTGTCTGAACTAAAAAATCTATACCCCCTTGTCGAAGCCCTTAATGCAATTACTTCTTGTTCTGGACAAAAAGGGATAAATGGATTATAGGATATTTCATATAAAAATTTTGAATCTCCAAAAAGTCCACCGCCACCATAACAAAGGTAGTGCTCTAAATACTTTCCTAATATTTTTTCTTCATGTTCCCTAGATTCATCTACGTGAGTACTTAAACCATCTTCTCTAACAGAAAGAGGGTAAGCTTTTTCTCCCATAAAATTATTAATATACTTCTTCTCCGGATCAAAATATGCTTCTTCACCATGCCATGATATAGATTGCGAGATCAATGGTTTATCGCAATATTTCTTTAATTCTTTTATATTTTGAACTAAAATAGAGTCCCAATCTTTTACAAAAATTGTGTGTGCATCGATTTGTAGAAAATATTCTTCATTATTATGCAAGGTAGCACAGGCTAATCTAGCAAAACCTAACCCCAATGGCTCTTCGTATGACACATTAGCACATCTAACGTTTGGATATTCAGAGAAGTCTTCAAATTTAGATTCATTAGTTTTTTGATTAAATATTCCAAAGAAAACTTTAGATGGATACTTAGCTTTTTCATAGGCGTCTTGAACAGTTGCTTGGGTAAAGTATTCATTTAATGCAGGCATTGCTACAAAAATAGTGTCTATACTATCGTTATTCATTGTAGTCTCTTTCTATATTCTTTTATTTGGTCTATTACCAATTTTATCACAGGACTTACTACGCTATTTCCACATTAATATTTAATTCCATAAACATTAGATGTATTAAAATTTATTTTTGATCTTAATAAATAATCTTGGTACGACTCAAGATCAGGTGCTCCATAAAAGCCAAATTTTTTTCCATATATATACTCATTCATTGAAACTTTATCTATATCTAATTCTGAAGATAAAAATCTTCTATCATCTGGATAATCTAATTCATTAAATCCATCTATTTTATTTTTTGCTAAGGTAGATATCATGCTTATTTCTGAACTAAAAAATCTATAACCTCTTGTACACGATCTAAGCGCTGTGAATTCTTGTTCTGGTGAAAAAGATATAAAAGGATTGTAAGATATCTCATAAATAAAATCAGACAAAGAAAAAATCCCACTACCTGCCAGGCACAGATGGTGTTCTAAAAATTTTCCGAGAAACTTTTCTTCATTTATTCTTGTTTTATCTTCGTAAGTTATAGGTTTTCCTTTTTGTGGAAAAAATGGATATGATTTTTCTCCCATAAAATTATTAATATATTTTTTTTCCGGATCAGAATAAATTGAAACTAGGTGCCAAGCACAGGTTTGAGATATTACAGGTTTTTCAACATGCTTTAATAGCATGTCTAGCTCATTAATAAGTACTGAATCCCATCCTTTTGCAAAGATTGTATGGGCGTCAATTTGCAAAAAGTATCTCTCATCATCATGAAGGGTGGAAGCAATTAATCTACCTAATGCTGCGCCAAGTGGTTTTTCATAATTTGCATTAATACATCTTACATTTTTGTAAAGTGTAAAATCTTCAAAGTTATTTGAATTTGTTTTTTGATTAAAAATACCAAAATAAATATTTTCAGGTTTGTCAGCTTTTTTAAAAGCGTCTTCTACTGTAATATGAGTAAAGTATTCATTGAAAGCTGGAACTGCTATGAAGATTTTTTTATTTCTCCACATTTTAATCTCTTTCTATATTTTTCTTTATTTGGTCTACTACCCATTTTATCACAGGACTTGCTACACCATTTCCACACATTTTATAACGAGTATTATCGCTATTAGTCTTGCCATCAGCTCTATATAGTGTGTGATTTGTGGGCCAGCCCATTAATCTTTCGCATTCTATTGGAGTAAATCTACGCACACCTTTGCTATCTACTACGAGGTTTTCTCCTCTACTTGAGGGTACTCCTCCTTCGCCGCCACTTCTAAGGCAGCTTGCAAGTTCTTTGGTATCTTCGTTTTCTTGTTTGATACCCTTCTTAGGATTCCCTTTGCTGCTTTTTTCGACAGGTAATATTTGCTGTGGACTTCTTCTGGCAATTGCAGGATCGAGGATAGCGATGACAAAAACTCTTCTTCTTTTTTGGGGCACTCCGAAGTACTGTGCATCAAGGACTGACCATTCCAAGTGATAACTCCCCAAGCCTGCCATTTCTTTGATGACTGTCTCAAAGTCGTCACCACCGTTGGAGGACATGGCTCCAGTGACGTTTTCCCAAATTGCGATCTTTGGATATTCTCCACCCGTACTCTCTTTCATTTCTTTAATGACTCTAATTGCTTCGAAGAATAGATTAGACCTACTACCTTTTAGTCCAACTTTTTTTCCGGCATTAGACAAGTCTTGACAAGGGGATCCAAATGCAATTAGATCTACAGGTACAAGGTCTTTTCCATTTACGTTAGATATATCGCCCCAAAGCTGAGCAGTTGGCCAGTGATACTTAAGAGTTTCCTGACAATTACTATCCCACTCTACTTGAAACTTACATTGCAAACCAGCAGAGTCTAAACCTATATCGATTCCACCAGCTCCTGCAAACAAAGACCCGTAGGTTTGTATTGACAATTTAGTCTCTTTCTATACCTATAGAATCACAAGCTTTTCTAAATATTTCTCTACTTATTGGAAACTGTGCATCAGCATGACTATAGCCTTCACCTGGTTTTGGAGAAGATGCATGCCAGCTATGCCCTATTGATACAGATCCATCATACACTACATTGTATCCTAAGTGTCTAGCAAAGTATGAACACCATGTCTCTTCGTAGTAATGAGGTGTAGGTAAGAATGCGCCAATTGCATTGGGATACAATTCTCTATACTTAGGATTATTAGTTAATGCGTTCCACACTTCTCGTCTTATGAAGTAAGCAGATCCTGACACTGTCACGCAGTTTACTCTATCTCTGAATAAAGAGTCTGCTTTATCTTCAGCTCTCCAGCCTCTATGCCCTGGTTTTAAGTTGGTGCCAACAATACCAGCGTGTGTTATTAAACCATTCTCGTCTCTTTGTTTTGGGCCGAGTATATGGATATCTTTATTCTCATCAAAGATGCTTTGGATTTTTATAAGATCTTCATTTGAAAACCAAACATCAGCATTTAAGAGTGCAATAATATCTGAATTAGATTCACGAGCCATCATGTTACAAGCTGCTGAATAACCTATATTGCGACGCAGGTAAACTCTATCTATTAAATACCTCTCTTCATTTTCTCGTATCCACTGTATGAAGTCATCTTGGGAATCATTATCTGTAATATATAAATTCCAATTTTTTTCAAGCGCGCCATTTGGACTACCTAAACTAGAATGCAAGACGTCCAAAAGTCTTTCTATTTGCTTTCTAGAATTGTAATTGACTATACATAGGTCTATCATTTAAAAAAACTTCCTGCATCATCTATTTCTTTTTGCACTGTTGCAAATGCATTCTGAGGACTAAAGCCACATTCTAATAAGTCGTAAAAGAAATTTGAAGCTTCTTTTTGAGGCGACATATCATATTCACTTAGTCTATTAACAAAGTTTTCAATAGTTAAAGTGTTTGAAGAAACAAACTTCTTATGTTTATTTTTCTGATATAAAACATAACCAACAAATGCACTAATACTTAAGGCTATTATAATAACCGAATCACCATTCTTCTTCATAATCACCTTCATCTGAGTATTGTGTCTTGTCAATCCATTCCCTGATTAGTTCAGCAACGCTTTGCCACGATTCCGATTCAACGCTGTCTGTAGAAGATGCCATATACAAATATGTTTCATATATGTGTTCCAAGACATCCACCGATGCAACAATTGCTGCTTCCCCCGGGAGGATTTTTAATATTAGTTTTTTCTTTTGTCCCTTACTCATTATCCGTTTTCTTTTCTTTTCTTTCTTTTATATCTGCAGAGAAAACTTCTTCATCTGAGACTTTATAGGCAGATAGATTGGAATTATCCGGTTCAAATGTTACGAATAAAACTTTTTTATCTTTTATACTACAACCTTCAGGCGGTGCTGATTCTAGGGCAATCTTCTTTGAAGAGCAACCGTAGACCTGACTGTGTCCATCGTAGATAACAATGTAATTTACCTTTGAAGCTGCCAATTTATTTTACCTTATATGTTTTAATGCCAGAAGTATTCATGAATTTTTCTACTTCATCCCAATTTGAATATTCTTCATCAGCAACATAATAGACGTCTCTAACTGTACTGTTCACTATTAACTTTGCGCAAGTTAAACATGGAGGACCGTTTACGTAAAGCTTGATTGGTCTAGCGCTATAGTCTGAATGCAAAAAAGCATTTGCTTCTGCGTGAACAGCTATACAGTTATCATAGTTACTTCCACTTGGTGACATGTCCACAAATCGTGGGCAGCCTCCGTCCTCACAGTGTACTGAATTTCTTGGCCCACCATTATAACCAAACCCGACTATGTGACCAAAATCGTCCACTAATAAAGCAGCATACTTTTTCTTACCACATGTTGAAAATATAGTAGAAGAGCTGTAGCACATCTGCATATATTGCAGATCTTTTCTTGTTAACTCACCGTAACTCATAATAGGTATATTATATAACCAGTTAGCAGAGAGGACAACGCTGAAAGTGCTATAAATCTATATCTTGTTTTTTTATTTGAAGATATTTGCGCCATTATAGATAGGCTAATTATCCAATTAATCATAATGGAAAAAAGAATAATTAGTAAAAGGCTACTAAACATAAGAGTACTTCCCTATTAAAGCCTCAATGGAGACGGGGTATAAATCTTTAATTAGTTTCAGAGTAGCTTCTGCATATACTCTAATTTCTTCTTGTGCTGCTTCTTCTAATCTTTGGACTAGGAACAGACATGCTGACTGAAGACTGCATGACCATCTGTAGACTACATTCATTGAGTAAGCCGGTAGGAATAATCTCGCCTGCTCTGGAGCAATGCCAGACTGCATGGCTAGATTATAAAATGCTTCACCCTGCTCTATGTATCTTACTAGTTGCTCGGTTAGTGTTGCCCCAGTAAATGGATCACATATTCCAGCAGATCCTTGTTTTTTATCTTCTGGAGCAAGTCTCCATCCATCAGCCTTTGGAACATAGAAGTCAGGTTCCATCGTCACATATCTTCTTGAGGATTCGTTCCATGAATCCATAGTATGATCTGAGCCAACTACATATTTCCAATGCTGTCTTGCAACCATTAACGGGGCTTTAAATTCAAAAGTCATGAATGCGTGACGGAAAGGAGACATGTGATTCTCTCTAGCAAGAAAATCAATTAGTCTAGCATCTTGTGTCGTAAAAGCTTCGCTTTCTTTAGCAAAGGAAGCTCTGGCAGCATTGACTACAGATAAATCTGAACCCATATGATCGACTAGTCTTACGTAGCCATTGTCTAATACTTTAATTATATTTTTATCACTCATCATCTTCTTCACCTTCGTCTAATTCAAGATCATCAAAAGTATCTTCAAACATTAATTCTACCATGTATTCATCTAAGTCTTCTGTTAGCTTGTATATATTTCCAAGAATTTCTTTTAACTCTTGATCTGTAGAATAATCTTCTACAGAAAGATAATTAAACATTAAGTCTCCTACATGAACTGCAGCTCTAGAAATAGATTGAAAAATTAAAGTAAATTCCTTAAGAAGAGATTCTATAGATACATTTTCTACATTTATTATTCCTTCTATTGAAGAAGATTTAATTCCATCTAAATCATCAGAAGAAATTATTGCTTCAAACATTTTATCTATATCTTCATTTTCAAATTCAGACACTAAAACCTCTTACTTAGAATTATCTTGTATAAACTTTATCTCACATGAATCTGTAGTACAGTAAGCTTCGCCAATAGCATCTGCTGCCATACCTGCGTAAACTCCAGAGAAGTCTATTGGGAATAGTTTCATTGACATCTCATTGTATTCTTCTTCTGAGATTTGGCTATACGGCATTTGCAAGTACGTATGATTACCTTGAGGTAAGAATGAAACAGTTTTTAACTGGCCATCATACATATGCAAAACTGTCCCTACATGCTTTTTTTCTTGTTCTGCATCAAAAGATATAGTTACAGAAACTGAATTGTCTGACCAGTATCTTTGAGCAACTGCAGCTAATGCCATTTTTTCAAAGATTGTTACATCTTTCTCTGATCTTCTTGCTTCAGATTTAATTGGAAAGAAAACAACTGAAGTTGTATCTGGAGACTCTGCTGCCGGCTCTACGTTGTAGTTGGCCATTTTGAATAACGGAAGCATCGGGTCTTCATTAGAAAATCTAACAGCTCGCAAAAAGTATTCTCCACCTGGAGTCCAATGTACACCTGGAGATTCACCAGCAAGAATAGACACAGTGCCGGATGGCTTTACTGTTGTCATTTTAATTGATTCACGAATGCCAAGCCATTCAGAGTAAACTGTATCGTAATTTTTAATTGTAGCATAGCCTGAGTTCATCCACTCTCTTAATACTGGCATTCCAAGTTTGTCTGCAAAGTTAGCAACACCTGACATTGATGTTCCTATTCTGCGGTTTCTTTGCATGATAGCATTAGTCTCTTCCCAATGGGTTGGAAGAAGAGTTACAGTCTTAGCATACAAGTACGCAAACTTTAATGTTCTTTTATAGTCTTCAATGTTATCATGGCGATTTAAATAAGTCTCCACAAGTGTACAGCATTCGTATGACTCAAGTGATTGCTCTGCGCAAGGGTTATAGCCAGCTACTCTCCAGTCCTTGTTATTCGGAGGATCAGCTAAGCGACCATACTTGCGTGACACGTCAAGCCATATAACACCTGGCTCACCATTGAGAGCAATTCCTTCAACTATAGGAGACAAATCTTGACCCACATGTGTTTCTACAGAGTTATTAGACATCCATCCCCACCCTGGGTTTTGTGGATCATAAGAGTTTCTCTCTGGAAAAACAGCAGGATTCTTTAAATTCAAGAAACTTTCATCGTCAATTCTACCAATTAAAAGTTCTGCAGAACGACGAACGTTTCCAGAAACAACACAAACACCAATAAGGTTTCCAATATCTGCAATATCTTTTCTTGTTAACTTTTCACCATTTCTAGCATTAAAGATATTCCTAATTGCTGTATGTAATTTAATTAATGGCGCTGGACCAGATGCTGTTCCACCAAAAGTTTTGATCGGAGTACCCAAAGGTCTAATTGAAGAGTAGTCAAATTCAATGATAGCTTGATCTGATTTAAGATATGAATTTATTAAAGCAATAGTGGAGTCTCTCCAACCTTCTCTGCTGTCTTCAATCAATTCTATAACAGTAGACTTTGTGGGTTCATAGATCACGAAGTCTTTATCAGCACCCTTATCATCAAAGCCTACGCCAACACCCAGCATGGATGCTTCCATAAGAAATCCAAAGGGCTTAGCTGGATTGTGCTTATTCATTTCTGAGGTTGAAACAAATGCACAGTTCTGTAGTGCAGCTGAGTTCTTTTGATCATTAACAATAGGTGTTCCCATTACCCAGAGACCTCTTCCAGGTGGAGTCCACTTTAGATTAAAGAGTCTATCAAAAGCTTCTTTGGCGGAAGCTTGAGCTTTTGCATCGTTCCATGGAAGTCTATTCTTTTTACAGTGATCTTTTTGAAGAGAGTACATTCCATTGATAACTCTTTCACACACGTCAACCCAAGTTTCCTTGGTGCCATCTTCTTTTATTCTTGAGTATGTACGAAGAAATGTAATCTCACCAAGAGAGTTTCCACCGGCATCTTTATATCCGAATGGAGAAGCTTTACCTTTAAAGGAAGAAATAAAGTCATCACTTAAGTGAAAAGAAAATAAAGAGCTTTTTATTGAAGTGTTTATTGATTGGTTAGCTATTTCGTGTAATATACTTGTGTCAGACATTTAAAATTTCTCCTTATTTTTTATTAAAATTTTGACATACTTTTTATCTATCTTAGATATTTCTAGTTCTTTTATTTTACATATTTGATCCATGGTATAAACTTTATATATTTCTCTTTCTATAAAATATCCACTTCTCCAGTTCAAGACTTTGTTAATATTCTTTTCGTGCTTTGTGAATGTGTTACATATAACAGCACCGCCATAAATTTTAATTAAGTTTTGAAACTTCTTAACTATGTCTGCTTTATTATCTGGCGTTACACAGTGTGAATCCTCAGACTTTGAGTACAACCAATTGAAAGCCTGCCTAGTCATTGGGACATAATCTATAGATTCAATCACACCATATGATAGCATTTTTTTTCTATTTTTTCTTATTTGAATGTCTTCATTTACCATTTTTTTATATATATCAATCCAGTCTTTTTGATTAAACTGAACCCAAGTTGGCAACCAAAACAACATGTTTTGAGGAGGGTCTGTGATGATTGACTTATCGTAAAATGGCATTAGGGTTGCACATGCAATAGCCTTTTTAATGTGGTTCTTGGCTTCTGCTTCGTCAGCTATTTTATTCTTAGTATTTACCCAAAGCTGAGAAATGTGTGGCTTCCAGTCAATGTCCGCAACATAGATTCTTAAGTACATATCGGCAACGTCTACTGATATTATATCTTCTTTGACAACCCTCTCGAGATCATCGATTACCATATAATCCTAACTATCTCCATCTAAAGATGACCAAACCTATAAAACCACTTCTAAAAAAGAAAACCCCGCTCATAAGAGCGGGACTTCTTTGTCTTAACGCCTCTATCATTATAGCATTTAGTATGCTAATTTGATGAGGCTAGAACTCATTTATTTATTTTTCTTCTTACATCTTTCTCAAGCATAAGGTGAAAAGTTACTGCTAGCCAAAGACCCATTACTGGAGCTTTAGATATTTTACCTTCTGACAATCTCCAAAAAGATCTTGTCAGTGTTTCTGTTTTTTTTGTTTTAATTGCGAATATATCATAGGCTAAAATATAGCTTACCAAAACTGCCCAACCAAATAAACCAGATACTTTACTATCTTTTTCTAAATGTATTGGGGAAGAATAATAATTAGAGAGCTTTTGCAGATGGTACGCCGAAGTACTCTTGAACTTTTTCTCTTCCATAATCACCCGTCGTATTAGCCTGACCATATCCAACTGTAAATATCTTAGAACTTGTCACACCTTGGAATTCTTCTGGTTTGAAAACTCCAAAAGAAGATGGCGCACCTTGTGCTTCTGTTCTTGCAGCATGGCCTGTATTAGCAAATATATCAGCAGACGGCACTCCGTCGAAAATATTGTTGTTGTAGCTGTAATCACTTACTCTATCAGCATGACCAAAACCTGATGGAAAAGCTGCAGCTCCAGCTAGACCCTTGTACTCCATTGGACGGAATCTAGCACCATCATATGTTGCAGTTCCATCTGGGAATGTTCCAGAAAGCGGATGTACGTAGAGGGTTGTTCCGTTAAATACCTGGGATAGAAATCTATT